CGTACTCACTTAAAGACGACTTCCTGGCACATTGTTATGCATTGGGTAAACCATTTGCACTGTTTCTGCCGGTCGCTAGTTTCCAGGGTTCCAGGAGAGGCAGTATGTTCATGAAGCATGGCATATCTGCTCTTGTTTACAACAACAGGGTAGACTTTACCGGCAAGGGGTCTCCACCATTTGGCAACGCCTGGTTTATCTATGGCTTTATAGAACCAGGACAGCTGCTATTTGCTAATAACCAAAAGATACAAAGGTAACATAAGATGGCACTAGAATCAGGTACCTACATTAATAGCCTGGTAGCTACTAATCCAGCTGCTACAGACGCACTTGCTGCAGCCGATGACCACATGAGGCTAATCAAGAGTACTATAAAGAATACCTTTCCAAATATAGATGCAGCTATAACAGCTACTGAGGATGAGCTTAATATACTTGATGGTGCGACATTAAGCACTTCAGAACTAAACACTCTGACAGGCATCACAAGCACCACAGCAGAACTTAATATCTTGTCGGGTGTCACAAGCACATCAGCGGAGCTAAACAAACTAGACGGCTTCACTGGTACTGTAGCTGACCTAAACTACGCCAAAGACCTAAGAGCCACTGGAGTTACCGGTACTGAGTTTGACTATTTGGATGGTGTAACGAGTGCTATCCAAACGCAACTAGATGCACTGACAACCAGTATTAGTGCAGTCAACACATACCCACAAGTTATAACAATTAGAACATCTGGTAACTACACGATACCATCAAATGCAAAGGCAATTCTTATCAGAGCTTCTGGCGCAGGTGGTAGTGGTGCTGTGAGGCATGGTAACAATAGTGCGGCTAATGGTAACGCAGGTACAGCTACTACTGTTGTAAATACTACTCTTTCGATTAATATTTCTGCGGTAGGGGGTTTAGGTGGTGAGCAACCAACTAGCTTAGACCATAAGTATTCTGACCAAGTTGCCAGTGCAACAGGTGATACAATACGAGGTGCAGGGGCGCAAGGGGGCAGACCTAGAAATAGTGAGTTTGATATTTCTGCGTATGAAGGATTGAATGGAGCATTAGTACAGCAGTATATTACAGGTTCATCAATTCAAAGCGAAGTTCTTACGATAAGTTATGGAACTGGAGGGGCAGGGGTAACCGCAAGTGGTCTTACCTCTGAAGATGGACAGGATGGTTTCGTAGAAATCACAGTGTGGTGACGCTATGCCTAAGATACCCATCCGCAACTTAGGTCAAGTAGGCATAGTCACAGACACTAACAGCTACAATCTGCCGATCAATGCTTTTAGCAGTGGTGTTAATGTACGCTTCGATGACGGCAAGATTAAACGTGCGCCAATCTTTAGGAAAGTAAAAGACAGCCTGGGGTTTACCCCACGTTTCGCTTTCGGACTTATACCCTCAACTGGCTTCGATTCAGTTGTTATGGTGTCTGATGATTTCCAGATTAAAGAATACCAATCAGGTGCAGTTACAGATAGAAGTGGCAGCATAAGTGGATCAACTAGCCCACTGCCATTTACAGGAACTACATTGTCTAACGTCTTCTACATTAACCGTGAAGACAGAGTGCCAGTGTACCGATTAGCTAACGGAACTAACTTTGCTGACCTACCTAACTGGGATGCTACTCATAAAACCAAGAGCCTCAGAAGTTACAAGGACTTTCTAATCGCTCTTAATACAACAGAAGGCACAACGAGCTTTCCAACCAGGGTACGCTTTAGTGACATAACCACAGTCAACAACGTGCCCGGATCTTGGGATGCCACGGACACAACCAAGTCAGCAGGTTTTAATGACATTAGTGAACTTAAGACTGAGATCATGGATGGTGGCACGTTAGGAGCTAACTTTATAATCTACAGCCGTGACCAAGTTCACCAAATGGAATTTGTGGGTGGTACATTCATATTTAACTTTAGACGCTTGTTTACTGATGCCGGTATTATCAACACAAACTGCTGGGTAGAGGTAGAGGGCAAACATTATGTCTTTGGCAATGAAGACATATACGTCCATGACGGAACAACCAAGCAATCTATTAGTGACCAAAGAGTTAAGAACTTCATCTATTCCGGTCTGAATGCTGCAAATGCAGACAGATGCTTTGTACAGCATAACCCAAGCCTCAACGAGATTTACTTTTGCTACCAATCGGGCGACAGTTTGGTGGCTTTCCCCAATGCAGATAGATGCAACCGGGCTGCTGTATATAACTATCGCTCTGATACATTTAGCTTCTATGATTTGCCTAATGTAAGCTCCGGAACTATCGCTAACGTAGATTCTATAGAAACATATGCTACTGCGACAGGACTAACCTATAACCTAACAGGCGGCTCATATTATGACCAGCAAGACAGCTTTAATCGTCATACGCTAATGGTAGGTGAAGACATAACAGCAGACGGCATCACAAGCGACAAACTATACGCTATCGACTTAAGTGACGAAGGCTCAGTAGCTTTCCAGATTGACACTGAGGCAACCAAGCCAGCCTTAGTTGAGCGCACCGGCATTGACTTAGATGAGACAGGCACTGACCTCAGTGGCTATAAAGTTATTACAGCAATGTATCCCCAGGCTGATACCACTAACACTGCTAACACACAGTTAACAGTGAGCTTTGGTGCTGCTGACTTACCAAGAAACACTCCCACCTACGCAACCAGTTCTGACTTTGATGTTGCAGTAGACACTAAGATTGATAGCAGGGCTGCAGGCCGCTACCTCAGTTACAAAGTAGAAGTCTCAGACAATAAAGACTTCAGCTTTAGTGGGTATGACCTAGACATTACAATAACAGGCTCACGCTAATGACAGTCCAGGAAAAGACAAACATTACGACCACTTCTTATACCAGAGGACAGTTCCCTATATTTGAAGATGGGCAGAGATATTATATACAAGAAGAGCTGAGACGCATCGAAGCAGCACTCGCCAAGCTTAATGATGCAGCAATCCAAGTAACAGATGAACCACCTGCCAACCCATTGCGAGGCATGGTGAGGTTTAACGCAAGCCCATGGGATCCATTAGGCGACAGCTCCGAAGGGCTTATTGTCTATAATGGCACTGCTTGGGTAGCTGTATAAAATGAAGAGGAAACTATAATATGTTTGGAGCAATAGCAGGGTCACTTATCAGCGGTGCAATGGCAAACAACGCTGCAAGAAGACAAACAAGCGCAATGAATGCCGCTAATTATGCAAACCAAGCAGGATTTAGAGACGCAAGACCCTACAACAAGTTTGGCTATGCACAAAACAAAGACGCATACAAGAATGCGCTAGATATGGGCACCTACCAGGGCGATAGATATGCAGGTCTAAACCCAATGCAAGAGGCTGCATACCAAGGCATGTATGGCTTTGGTCAAAACCAAGCCGACATGGGTCAAGGCTTGATGAATACAGGGGCAGGCTTCGGGCAAAACTACCAGAACCTATACAACCAGGCTAGCCAGGATATGCTGGGCAATGCGGTGAACTATGCAGCGCAAAATCAAGACCCACTTTTACAAGCAGCTATGCGAGATCCATACCGGCAACTCACAGAAAACACCTTAACCGGTATTAACCAGGGTGCATCTGCTACTGGTAACGCAAATAGCAGCCGTGCTGGTGTGGCAGAAGCTGTAGCAAACCGTGGATTTAATGACCGCATGGCTGATACAGCTACAAACATACAGCAGAACCTAATTAACCAGAGTATGGACGCTCAACAGAACCAGTTCGGCAACATGATGAGAGCCAATCAGGGGCTGTATAACACATTAAGTGCCGGGCAGAACATGGCAGGTGCAGGCTTTGGTGATATGGCAGGGGCAGGTAGTGCCTTCCAGACTGATAGTCAAAACCGGATGAACACAGACATGAATGCCTTTAATGAGCAGCGTGATTTCCAAGGTAACCTAGTGAATAACTACATGGCTAATATGGGGCAAGCTCCCAAGTCTTATACAGGTACCCAGGCAGTAACAACAGACCCATACACAGCTTCTCTTGGTGGTGCGATGGCTGGCTTTGGTTTCGGAAATAAGTATTTGCAGCCAATGATCGATAATTTCCAAGCCCGAAGACAGTACAATAATTACGCATCTTACCCGGGCAACAACTAACCAACATGTATGGCGTATTATCTGACCCAAACATGCCCAGGGGGCTACTCCTGGACACCATCAGGCATGTAGAAACTGGGGGGTCGCCCAATCCTAATTATGCAATGGGCAGCGCAAGTGAGCTTGGTGCCTATCAGATGCGTACAGACATGCTGCATGATCTTGGGTTTGGCATGCCTCGTGATATTGACCCTTTCCAGCTCATGGATCCGAACAAATCAAGAGACTTGGCAGGCCAGTTTATAGACAGCTACAGCAGCCATTATAGTTTTGATACCCCAATAGAGAAACTAGTAGCTTACAACATGGGTGCACCAGCTACAGCTGCCTGGAGAGCAAGGGGTAGCAACTACGATGAGCTGCCACAGATAACCAAGAATTACATACGTAAAGCGTTAGGCTACCTCAACAATCAGCCAGCAAAAGAAAACAACATGCTGCAGTATACTGCCATGCAGCGCATTGCAGACAACCTGCCAGACCAGACAGAAGAGTCAAAAGATATGATAGACAACAGAAATCTTCAAAATCGAAACGCTATGGGCAGAGGGTATAATAACGCTCAAACATATCCCCCAGTTTATCCTGTAGCAGACCCAGAATTAGCGGATATTTATGGTGGTATAAATAAAACTTTAGATACCTTAGAAAATACTCCACAGGATGTAGGTGTAGCAATAAATCCTACACAATACCCTCAAGAAGAAAACCAACCCACCCCTTTCAACGACTTAGGGTACGTTGAGCCATTCCCGGTTTTAAACCAGCAGCAGCCTAACCCCGACACTTCTAGTGCTGTTCTCACTAGCCCGGGTGACCAGCCCAGCAGCATGTTCATGAGACCTGCTTATGCAGCCACACTTACAGGTGACGAGGAAATGCTGCAACAAGGCGTTTTATCACAACAAAACACAAGACCTGTAATGAACACTGACCAGGCACGTAAGCAAACACCTTTTAGTTTACCAGATCAGCGCATAGGGCGTGATGAAGCTTTAATACGCATTGGTGGTGCTATGATGGGAGGTTCTCAACAAGGCGGTCTAGCAGCCCTTCAAGCAGCCACTAACCAATATGGCAGCATACAGGACTATAATCGTAGCCAGGCACTAGATGCATATAATGCTTCTGTAAAAGCTGCAGGCAAGCAAGCTGCAAACCCTAACGCAGATGCTAGCAGTGCCTATCAGCAATCCACTATCAACAGTATTGATGAAGTTGTAGGTTTAATAGATACAAATCAAAATAATCTGAACCCATTCGACAACGTAGCTGGTCTTTTTGGATCTCTAATGTCAAATGCTCCAGGAAGCCCTGCTTTTGACGTAGACAAGATGCTTAACACCATCAAGGCAAACGTAGGTTTCGACAGGCTACAAGCTATGCGCGACTCATCACCAACCGGAGGCGCACTAGGGCAAGTAACCGAGTTAGAATTAAAGTTACTACAGTCCTCACTAGCAGCCTTAGACCAAGGAATGAGTCCAAAGCGTTTCAGAGAGCAGCTAATGATCGTCAGAGACCAGTACATCAAAGTGACTGGGCTGTTAGCTCAAGACCCTGCGCTGCAGGGTGGCATGGGTGGCCTGTCAGTGCAGCAGGTCTCTCCTAATGTAGCAGCAGCGCGTAATATTCTAGGGAATAACTAATGTCATCACAAGATTTGAATGCTTTTGCTGATTGGCTGGTTGCTAATCAGAACAAGAAAGGTACGCCTGAGTGGGATACTGTTGCTTCTGCTTTCAAAGAGCTAGATGCACAGCGACAAATGCAGCCTCAAGACTCATCTTTAGGCACTGCCTTTAAGTTCAGTGAGGCAAAGTCCAGGGCTGACGCAATGAACTATGCAGCTGACGTTAACCAAGTTGGCGAACAGGGCATGTATGGGCAACTAACTAGAGCCGGACAGCAATATATAGGTAATCCTGTACGTGAAGCATTAGGTTTTGACCCTATCGACCCCAATTATGCACAGAACCAAATAGAACAACAGAGACAGCAAGCAGCTGCCCTTAACCAGCAAGCAGACGCATTAAATTACAAGTCACCTACCACTGATGATGTAACTGGTGTCGGTTCGGCTATTCGTTTCGGAGTGCAGAAGGCTGTTGAATCTGCTCCATACATGGCAACAGCGATAACAGCCCCTCTATTAACGCCTATCCTAACAGCTGGCTCATTAAATGCTGGCATGAAGGATATCGAAGGACTGTCAGTAGAAGACAGAGTGAAACTAGCGACAGCTGGAGGCACAATACAGGCAGTTTTGGAAAACATAGGTGCAGCAGCGGTTGTTAGGGGCATACCAAAAGAGCTACTAGGCAAACTAGGTGTAAAAGGTGTCTCTGACCTTCTCAACAAGAATGGAATGGGGAAGATTGCCAAAGCATTCGGTTCGGGTATGGCCTCCGAGGGTGCAACTGAATTTGCCCAGGAAACAGTTGCCATTGGCACTGAAGCAATCGCAGGCAGAGATTTCCAAGAAGGCGAAATAGGCTCTAGGTTAAAAGAGGCAACAGCAGCAGGTGCAGCAGCAGGCGGCACTATAAGAGGCACCGGGCAGACAGCAGTAGAATCTGTAAACGCTGTCAGGCGTACTCCACAAGAGGCTACTGACCCTGAGGCAGCTGCAGACTTAGCAAACAGATTGAAAACAATAGCCACTGCAAACAATTACGATCTAAATGACGTAAGCAAAACGAGCAGTAAGGGTGCAAGAGAAACTGTAGATAAAGCTCACGTACAAATTGCTGAAGATATTAAACAGCTATCAGCAGACTTGAGAACAAGGCTCAATGTTAAAGATACGGATGAGTTATCTGTTGTATTAGACAAGGTTCTTGCAGCCGCAGGTAAAAGACAAGCTAAAAACAAGACAAAGAACACAGTCGGTCAACAAGAATTGGATGCTATTGAGCGTCTTACAGGTAACACAGCAGAAGGTCAGTCTCTTTTGTCACTTATGAGGCAGAGTAATGAGCTAACTGAGCTTCACAATTCTGGCTATGTGGGTGGTGTAAGTAAATACACTGATATGCTCAATCCAATTAGAACTGACGTAGGATATTCGAGTACTAGTGCAGTAGAGATACCAACTAGAATTGCAGGTACGCTGTATGGTGCTACAATAAATCCTCTTATTCCTGCAGCTCAAGCAGCAACATTAGGCGCAGGTCGTCTTATAGACAAAGTTACTGGTAACAGGAGCAACGTAGGCAAATTTGTTAATGAGAACCAAGGCAACCAAGGCATACAAAAACAGACAGCCCCTTCTTTACGCGAACAAGCACAACGTGCAGACCTAGAAAAGCAGCTACAAGCTGAGAGTGATGCACTTGAGCAGCAGCTTACCCAACAAGAGGCACTTAGCAGACGCAGAGCTGCCTATCTCAACCAGGATTTACCGGCAGCTGGCTCACCCGAAGCCACTATGGTTATAGCTACAGAAGGTGTAGACCAGAAGACACTCGAGCAGCTGGTAGAGTACATTGGACAGGCTAGACCGGAGCTAAAAGATTCAGCTGATGCGTATCTAGCAGCTATCCGGGGCGAGACCCTATCTGATGTACCAGGGCTAACTGAGCTTATACGAGCTGTAAAAACATTCGTAGATAATACGCCACAGTTTGCAGACAAAAAGAACCCACAGCTAGCAGCTAGGATATCTGAGAACTTTACAACGCCTGTAGCAGCAGCCGGTGGTGTACCAGGCTATTTGAATACACCAGGCTACCAGCGTGGCATAGCAGACAACCAGGCTGCAGCAGATAGCCTTACAGAGGCTGTAAACAACGATGGTAGCATTAGTGCACCAGATAAAGCTAAGTTATTAGATGGACTAGCGCAGCTTCGGTCTAACCTGGGCGTTAATCCGGCAGAGAAAGCTGTAGATATATACAACAGCACCAGAGATAAGCTTACAGATAAAGCACTAGCTGACACATACATGATGCCATATGTGGAGCGTGTAGCTGGGCAGCAGCCCAATGAAAATGAAGCCACAGACAACATGGTTGCTCCAAGCCTACAGATTTATAATAACCCTATGAGAGTATCACCTAGAAGACCTACAGCCGTATCAGCTGTAGAAGACCCATTAACAGATAGTTTACAGATTACCGGTGATGATATTACGAGGTCACCTTTGGGTGAAAAACTTTTACCTAAACTGATGCAGTTACCAGGTATTGCTGGTTCACGTAAATCTGGAGATAATAGGTCAGATCAGCGTGTGTATACAGATTTCATAAAAGACAACTTGTTATGGCTGTATAATTTAGTATCTCCAGAATATAGAGAACGTGCGAAACAGTGGTACGTAGGTGCTAATCGTTTGAGCCAACAAGCAGCGGATAAATATAACTTAGGATTAGCGCAAGTTGCTGGCGTTATGGCCTCTCTCTCTCCACAAAAAGACTGGTACATGAATTATGATCTTGGGATCAGAACCATAGAAGCATACAACACGATACAGCCTACTGATGTTTTTGATAAAAAAATGGCAACAGCATTTAGGCGTATGATTAAAAAACAAAGTGCCAAAGCTGCAAAAGATCTTAGAATCAAACTTAAAGAAATAGATGGTCAATCTTTCAGTAAATTAGACCCTTATGAAAAGGCAATATTTATAAGGTTTTGGGATGAAATCAATAATAAAGAGCGTGGACACCGAGTTATATCACCAGAAGGTGATCTGCTAGACTTCCAAATGACAAACAAAGGTGTGAAGTCTGGTACAGCATGGAATGGTTTCAGAGATATAGCCAAAGCAGTTTCCATCATAGAAAATGGTGCTAGAGAGAATATAGATTTACAGCTTGGCTTTATGCATAAAGTTAGAAGTTTTTATAACAACATACTCAGCCCCATGTCTGATATGGGTGATGTAACTATCGATACACATGCAGTTGCCGCTGGTCAGCTACGTCCATTATCAGGAGAACACCAAGAGGTTAAAGACAATTTCAAAGGTGGTGGTAACTCCGCTATTACAGGAGCTGTTGGTTCTTATGGATTTAATGGAGATGCATATAGAGAAGCAGCAGCTGAAGCAGGAGTACTACCTCGAGAGATGCAATCTATCACCTGGGAAGCAGTACGAGGCTTATTCACGCCATCATTTAAATCTGATTCTAAAAATCAAGAAAAGATAACAAATATTTGGAAAAAGTTCGACAATGGTGATATAAATATAGACCAAGCTAGACAGGAGATTTTAGATGCAGCAGGAGGCATTAACAGAGCAGCATGGGAAGGACAACGACCCGATAGTACAGGCAATGCTGAAGAGTCAAATAACACCCAATCAGGAGTCTTATCTAGCCCTAGCGTACCCAGAACAGAAGATGGACGCAGAGCTGGAAGCAAACCTACCAGACCACTTCTTCGAGCTACCGAAGACGGAGAAGGAAGCACGTTCAATGCAATCGATGAACAAAGCAGCGGATCTTTCAGAAGATCCTACCAGAGCATCCCTGCTTTCGGGTCTAGGACAGTTGAGCCAGTCCAAATAAGAGATCAGCTTGAGCTTGCAAAACAATTGTTTGCAGAAGGCAAACCTCTACCTATTGGTATGCCAGGCACACCTTTTGAAAATGGTATACAAGATGTAAGAGTCGTTGAGCTACTAGCTAAGTCTCTTGGCTATGGATTTGAGATATTTGCAAACCCTAATCAATATCAAACAGGCATGAAAAAACGATTTGATAGATATACATCAGGCAAAGCACTAGGTGGATTATTTAGCAATGCAGACCCTACTAAGATGGTTTATGACCAAGTAGAAAATAAGCCTTTGAGAGGGTTTCTAGCTACTAGGTCAACTTATCAAAATAAAAAAGACAAAAAGGATTACATTACATTACCAGAATCCATTTTCGCTGCATTACATGAGCTTGGACACGCTATAGAAAGATTGCCATTTGTAGACAGCCAGCAAATATCAGCAACACAAACACAAACTAACCCTAGACCTAGTAATACGATTCTTGGTTTAATGAACACGCCTGATGGATCTATGTTGTATACTGATGGACGAGTTAGAAATAACACTTTTAGAGGATATTTAGCACATTTAGTTAATGCTTTTGGTAATAAAATTACAGCACCTAAAAATATAAAAAGCGATTTAGATTTTACTGATGCAGAATTAGAAAACATTGTATCTGAAGTGTTAGACCTACAACGTACTGGTATGCTTACCATCCAAGGCGTAGGGCAGGTGATGCCTCGACCAACTTACAGTGATACCCAGTATGCAGTCCAGCAGGGTGATGCTACAATGTATGAGGCCAATGAGTTTATTAAACAAGAAGAAAGAACATACTTCCATCGACCTCAAGAGCTAGCTGCTGATATGATTGGCTCTTATCTGTTAGATCCTGCAGGATTCAAACAAAAAGCTCCAACAGCTGCAAAGTTTGTACGTGACTTGTTGAATACTGCTAATGCTGAATCCAGTAAGTTTGTAAAGTTCTACTCAGCACCGCTAGCCATGGTAGTTGCCACAATAATGGCGCAGCTAATGCTTGGTGAACAAGAAGAAGAAGAAAAGAGGGGCGCACTTAGTCTAGGACAAGCTGCGTTGACTGCATAATGGCTGAACGCAAGAAAGCTCCACCGAGAGTAAAAACCGGTACCCACCCACAACGAGCACCTAAAAATAACTATTTTGCTACTTTGATGTCTACACCAGAGGGTAGGGCAAAACGTGCAGAGTGGGCTGCTAGACCTCGCAAGAACCCTGGTAGACCTACAGGTGTTCCTGATGGACACCGCAAACACACAATAGAGCCTATACGTAAACAGGCGCGAGAAGAAGCAGAGAAGGTAGTAGAAGTAATGACCAAGAAGATACCAGTTGAGACTGACTATGCAAAAGAAGCACTCACAACAGCTGTAGAAGTCATGCGCTCACCAGATAGCACCAGAGACCGGCTAACAGCAGCACGTCTTGTATTAGACTTTACCAAGCAGAAGCCAGCCTCGAAGTCAGAAATGGCTATCAGCCAGGCAGAGAACTTCCTGGAAGGATTGCTACAAGAGGAGCAGCAGCATGGACAAGAAACTGAAAGAGATCCGCAAGCGACTATTAACTGAGTTTAGTTACTACTCTAAAAACGCATTACGGATAAGAACAAAGAGGGGCGAAATAGCCCCTTTAGTTTTGAATGAAGCACAACAGATACTAGATGAGGCTATCACTCGACAACTGAAGAGCGAAGGAAAGATAAGGGTCATTATACTAAAAGCTAGGCAGCAAGGTCTGTCTACTTATGTGGGTGGACACCTGTACTTCACCGTGAGCCAACATAAGGCTCGTAAGGCAATGGTTGTAACACACCATGCGGATAGCACCCGGGCACTGTTCGATATGACCAAGCGATTTCATGAGCATGTGCCTGATATCTTAAAACCTCATACAAAGTACTCTAGTAGAAGGGAGTTAACATTTGATGTTCTCGATAGTTCTTACGTGGTTGCCACTGCCGGTGGCGATGCAATTGGGCGAGGGGAAACCCTCTCATGCATACATGCTTCGGAGCTTGCCTTCTGGCCTAAGTCAACAGCTGAAGAGAATTGGAACAGTCTTATACAAGCGGTTCCGAATACAAATGATACAAGTATATTTGTCGAGAGCACAGCGAACGGTGTAAACGGTGTCTTTTATAACCTCTGGCGTGGTGCCATGGATGGTACAAATGGTTTCATTCCCTGCTTTATTCCTTGGTTTACTGACCCCACATACAGAGAACCTGTAACTGACACATTCGATAGAACGCCAGAAGAAACAGAGCTAGCTGACACGTATGAACTGGACGATGAGCAGCTTATGTTCCGTAGGCGTAAAATAGCGCAGAACGGCCTAGATTTATTTCGCCAGGAATACCCATCTACACCAGATGAAGCCTTCCTGACTACAGGCCGTCCTGTATTTAACCCAGACCAGCTGGTTACACTTCTTGACGATACCAGAGACGTTGAGCAGCGGCTGGCACTCGAGGATGAAGAGTGGGTCACCCACCCTCGAGGCGAACTTACTGTATACCGCAAACACGATGAAGGAGAGCGATATGTCATTGGAGCTGATGTGGCGATGGGCGTTAGAAATGGCGACTGGAGTGTGGCGCAAGTGCTTGACAGTAAGAAGCGTCAGGTGGCTACGTGGCGAGGTCAGGTTCATCCTGACTTCTATGCGGAAATCCTACATGCGCTGGGAACGTATTACAATGAGGCGCACATTATTGTTGAAAACAATGGTCACGGAATCCTCACTTGTACAAGGCTTGGTAAGGATATGCAGTATGCTAATTTCTATACTGAAATCCAGCACGACAAGGTAACTGACAGAGAAACCATCAAGCTAGGCTTTACTACTACTGCCAAAACAAAACCATTAATTATAGACCAGCTCCGCGCTTCCATGCGCGAGGAAGAAATAGAGCTGAATGACAAAATAACAATAAGAGAAATGCTTACTTACATTGTCACTGAATCAGGCTCAATGGAGGCTGAGTCAGGCTGTTTTGACGACTGTGTAATGTCACTGGCATTGGCAAACTATGCACACGAAGGTGCCTGGGAGCCGGTAGATATACCGGATGAATTATATGTGGAGATGGTATAAACCATGGAATATCAAGAATTAGATGAAGATGATATCTTAGTACTTGTAGAGGATAATATTAATCGTTCTATCGGTTACTATGACAGTCAGCTTTCCAAGGAGCGTGAAAAGGTACTCAAGTACTACCAGGCTGAAGAGCCTAAAGCGCAACACGATGGTAATTCTAAGTATATCTCTATGGATGTCTATGATGCTGTACAGTCTATGCAAGCAGCTCTTCTTGAATCTATGGCAGCTGGGCAGCGTATTGTTAAGTTTGCTCCACAGAATGCTGATGATGTCGTCATGTCTGAGATTGCTAGTGAGTACACTAACTACGTGATGTTCCGGCAAAATGATTTCTTTGATGTTTGCAGCTCAGTGATTCACGATGGATTAACTGCAAGAGCTGGCATAGCTAAAGTATATTACGATGAGGCTACCGACTACCAGCTAGAAGAGTTTACAAATGTAACTGAAGAAGAGCTGGACATGCTTCTGGCACAAGATGAGGACATCGAGCTAGAAGAAAGTGACACAAATGAAGTTGGTCTTATATCTGGTAGCGTTAGCATACCGGTCAATAAAAGTCAGGTACGTGTAGAATCAATCCCACCGGAAAGCTTCATCATAGAGCCACAAGCAGTAAGCTTAGATTCAGTTAACTTTATGGCACACCGGGAGCGTAAGACAATATCTGAGCTGCGTGAGATGGGCTATGATGATGAGCTGATAGAAAAGATTGGTGATGACCACCAGGATGTAGAGACAGAGACCGACCCGGAGGTTCTTGCCAGGCACTCAGAGATAGGTGCAGATAGAGGCTTTAACGCTAAAGGCTATCAGGACGTTGTACGCAGCGTAATGGTATATGAGTGCTATATAAAGTTAGACCCAGATGGAACCGGTGTAGCAAGCTTATATAAGGTCTGTAAGGCTGGTAATGCATTGCTAGATATGTATGTAGTGGACGATATACCGTTTATTGCATTTGTTCCGCTGCCTATACCTCATGCCTTCTTTGGACATAACTTTGCAGAGAAAGTAATACCCACACAAAATGCTAGAACTGTTCTTACTCGCAGCATACTCGATCATGCTGTTATTACTAATAACCCCCGTTACATGGTCGTCAAAGGATCACTAAGCAACCCCCGGGAAATGATATCTAACAAAGTGGGCGGTCTCGTGAACGTCACCAGGGCTGATGGTATTGCACCGCTGCCCCAGGCAACTTTGAACCCTTTTGTATTCCAGACACTCAATCTTTTACAGGAACAAGCAGAAGACACTACAGGCGTTTCTAGGCTGTCCAGAGGCATTGAGAAGGATGCTATAAGCAAGCAGAACAGTGCCGCTATGGTTGAGCAGTTGGCATCTATGTCACAACAAAGACAAAAGATCATAGCCAGGCAATTTGCCAATCAGTTTGTCCGGCCTCTTTTCCACAAAGTCTATCAGCTATGTATTGAGAATGAGACAGAAGAAAAGATTGTACAGCTGGCAGGTAACTATGTGCCGGTTGACCCTAAAGCTTGGGAAGAGCGCAGAGACTGCATAGTAGAACTAAAGTTAGGCTATGGTGAGCAAGACCGTGACGCACAAAAGTACCTGCAGCTCCATGCGCTACTGGCTCAAGACCCAACAATAGCACCAATGTACACCCCTGATAAAAAGTACCAAATGTATAAGACAATCATGGAGAAACAAGGCGTACTTAATGTTGACGATTACCTGACGAGACCTGACCAATTACAAGAGCCACAACCTGACCCAATGCAGCAAATGCAGCAGCAGATGGCTATGAAGCAATTAGAAATACAAGAGAGGCAAACAGCACTAGCAGAACAGAAAGCAGCAGCTGATGCCCAGGTAGCCCAGATGAAGCTCGAGCTGGATCAAATGAAAGCTCAAGCTCAACACGCCTTACAATCAGACAGCATGGATCTGAAAGAGGCACAACTAGAACACAAGAAACGCATAGACGAAAGTGAACTTGAGATACTTAGGAACACTGAGGATAGGCGTGGAATTGTATCACCAACAGGATAGAGCACAAAATGTATGAAGCTTTTTTATTAGTCTGCCTTTCAGTGGGCGGCTGTTTTATGGCTGAAAACACTGAAGGTATGCTGGTAACTGAGAAACTTTGCTACCAGCGTATAGCCGAAATGCACATGGATATAACCGACCACTATGCCGGGCAAGGCATAGGATTAGTTTGGATTGTTCCGAAGTGCACCAAAGTACAATCGATCTAAGGAGATCCAAACATGGAAAAAGAAGAGCAGCTCTTAAAGCAGGGCGATGATGCTGAACAACTTATAAAGTCTGACACGTTTAATAATGTAGTTAACAGCCTGGTTGAATCTACCTTCCAGGCTTTCGTTAATACTAAGCCAGAAGAAGGCACAAATCGTGAGAGAACTTACAATCATTATAGGGCGTTAGTAGATATCGTTAATACACTACAACAGCGTGTATCTGTCAGAGACCAGATAATGGATAAACGCAACAACAGCGAAGAGGAGTAGGTCTACAATGAGCGACCAAAACACACAACCTCAACAAGCGGAACTACCACTAGATGCCTTTGGCGAAGTGGATGTGACACAAGCCATCTTGAATAAATGGGAAGACCCTGCAGCGCAGGCATCTGAACTAGAAGAAGAGGCAACTGCTCCAGCCCTCGAAGAGACAGAGGACGAAGAGCAGGTACTTGAAGAAGAAGAATTGGACGAAGAAGACGAAGAAGATTCTGAGAATGACCTGGAAGAAGAAGACGAAGAACCAGAAGAAGTGACAGCAGCAGAGGTGTCTGATGATACTGAAGTTGAGATAGCTATCGATGGTGAAGTCAAAACAGCATCAATCAAAGATTTGAAACGGCTCTACGGACAAGAAGCATCTTTAACACGTAAGTCTCAAGAAGCAGCGAAACAGAGAAAAGAAGCTAGCGAAGCTATCGACAAATCTAATGTCGTGCTACAGAGCATGTTACAACGTGCACAAGAACGAGCAAAACCCTATGAAGATGTAGATATGCTAGTTGCATCTAAGACTATGTCTGATGCCGACTTTGCAGCTCTGCGTAAAGAAGCTAAAGCAGCCCAGGACGAAGTAAAGTTTCTCACACAAGAGGCAGATAACTTCTATCGTGGTTTACAGCAGCAGCAGCAAACACAACTTCAAGAACAGGCTCGAGAGTGCATAAAAGTACTCCAGGATGATATAACGGATTGGTCTAATAATCTATATAACGATATTAGGTCATATGCTGTATCTCAGGGATTACAACAGGAGCAAGTTGATCAATACGTTGATCCGGCTGTCATAAAGATTCTTAACAAGGCAAGACTATTTGACCAGGGCAAGAAAGTGGCAACTGTGAAAAAGCAGGCTCCAAAGAAACGTGTACTGAAATCCGACAAGGCACCGCTAACAGCATCTGCAAAACGCTCTAGGAAAACCAAAGAACTAGAGCAACGTGTAGCAGCTGGTAGCACAGATAGTGACGATTTAGCAGCCTTAATACTGTCTCGCTGGGAAACTTAATAGTTTATCTCAGGAGTAAAAAAGATGACTACATACACCACCTATGACCAAGTAGGCAAAGCTGAAGATGTATCTTCACTTATTACCAACATTAGCCCAAGTTCAACTCCATTTTTCTCGATGATCAAAAGCGAGAAAGTTGCAGCTCGTGTATTCGAGTGGCAAGAGGATTCAATTCGTAACAGTGCTAATAATGCAAAGGTTGAAGGAGCTGCGTTCAGTACAGCTGCTCGTGCAGCCACTACATTACGTAGTAACAATACACAGATCCTTTCAGATACCTTTATGGTAAGTGCTACAGGAGATGCCATTAAGCTGCATGGCAGGGCATCAGAAACCGCTTATCAACTAGGTAAAGCTCTAAAGGCAATTAAATTGGACTTAGAGCGAGCTTTTGTTGGTGTAGATAACGCAGCAGTAACAGGTGACAGCTCTACAGCTAGAGAAATGGCTTCTGCTACTCAGCAAATATCTACCAGCCTCGATGCCGGAAGCAACGCCACAGATCCACTTACAGAGGCGAAGATCCTAGACTTAGCAGAAGATTGCTATGACAATGGATCAGACCCAAGTGTACTAATGGTCAAGCCAGCAGACTCAAGAATCGTAGCTGAGTTTGCAACAGCGACAGGCAGAAATCGTGAACACGCACAGACTAAAACTCTCGTGAATACGATCGATCTGTTGGTAACTCCCTTCGGATCTTTTAATCTCGTTATGAACCGGGAGCAGCTAACAACACATGCATTCTTGGTAGACCCAAGCATGTGGCGTTCAGCAGTATTGCGTCCATTCTCAAGAACACTCTTAGGTAAAGACTCAGATGGCGACAAACACGCTATCGTGGGTGAATACAGCCTCAAGCACATGAACTTTAGTGCTGATGGTATGATCACCGGCCTTTCCTAAGACACCTAGATAAGGGTCAGGGGAGTAGTGGTTTTTGCTCTCCTTACCACCTCTCCTGGCACCTTACTTATGTTACCGCATTAAGGAGTAATCATGTCTGCAAAAGACTTGGATCTTCTGGGGGTCAATACGACCTTCGTAGAAGACAACACTGGCCTATTGGCTAAACACCAACAAGAAATCCCACGCTGGCATCTAGACAATCTGCGTTACATCAGAGACAGCAGCTTGGATACCACAGAGGGTGACACAATGCGTATAGCATCTATCCCGGTAGCCATTGTTGAGCAGTGGCAGCGTGAAGGGTTCGACATATACGACAAGAACGTAACGCCAAGGGAAATACTTACAAGACTGCGTAACCAAGATCTGGACGCATTCATCACAACTAAAAAGAGGATCTAATGCCACCAGCAGCTGGGAAGAAGTTCAGTAAAACTATCAGGAACAAAAAGACCGGACGCAAGAAGACCGTCAGCTATGGTGCTAAAGGTTACACGATAGCACCAGGCACTAGTAAGGGTGACAGTTATTGTGCTCGTTCTAATGGTCAGATGAAGAAGTTCCCAAAGTCAGCAAAAGACCCTAATAGCCCATTAAGACTAAGCCGGAAGAAATGGAAATGCTCCGGTTCTAAATCAAGAAGAGGAAAGTCAAGCAATGCCTAATGTAAACGGAAAGAAATACCCATACACAAAGTCCGGTATGGCTGCAGCTGCAAAAGCTAAGAAGAAACAGAGGAAGAAATAATGCCACACGCTAAACCAGGTCTTTATGCAAACATCAAACACAAACGAGACAGAATTGCAGCTGGTTCCGGTGAGAAGATGCGGAAACCTGGAGCCAAAGGTGCGCCCAAAGCTTCAGCGTTTCGCAAGGCTGCAAAGACAGCGAAAAAGACCACGTAAACTAAAAGGTAGGATTATACAGATATGAACTACGGCAACATAAAAACACACTTTAACGATTTGCTTAATCGTAGTGACATAACTGCAAGTCTAACCACTACTTTTATTGATCAGGGTATATCACGTATACAAAGGCAGCTGCGTACACCTTTGAATGAAAAGGTAAAGACATACAGCATAACAGCCAATACGCCCTCACTAACGCTGCCTGCAGACTTCTTAGAGATAATTAGTTTGTACTACAACCAGTATGAGCTGCAGCGTGTTCCTATGTCTAAATTTAGAGAATACACCTTTTCCACTTACAAAGGTAGCCCTCAGTATTTCACCCGGCAACAAGAAGACTTATTGCTATACCCAACACCGGAATCTGGAAGCGTAGTTCTCTATTACTATGGAGAGTTTGACGCTATGACTGCAGATGCTGATGAAAATGCGCTAGCAGCTGTAGCCAGCGATTTAATCATCTATGCCGGTCTTGGGTATGCAGCTGATTACTATTTAGATGAGAGAGCATCAGTATTCGAGCAAAAGTACACACAGTTCCTCACTGAAATCCAAGAACAAAGTAATGACCAGGAGTTGAACGGTGGGGTTCAGCAGATACAGCCTGCTTACGAATATATGGAATATTAGAAATGGCAAAAACAGGCTTCTTTCAAAACAGTGGCTCAACAGCCACCACAGAAAATGACATTGATACCCAAGTCACATTAGCCCAGACAGCAGCAACAAATGCACAGAACAGCGAAACTGCAGCAGAGACCGCACAAGTTGCATCAGAGAGTGCAAGAGACACTGCAACCATCAAGGCAACTGAAGCGTCCAACAGCGCATCTGCTGCCTCCACAAGTGCTTCTAATGCATCATCTGCAGTCTCAACTAAGTTTGGAGACATTCAGACAACCACAACTACAGGGGCAGCAGGTTCAAACGCAGCCGTAAGCTATACTGATTCTACAACCACATTTGCTTTTACAGTGCCTCAAGGGGCTACTGGAGCTACCGGAGCACAAGGCATCCAAGGGGCAACTGGTGCGACAGGAGCACAAGGCATCCAAGGGGCTACTGGAGCTACAGGTGCAGCAGGTACTGATGGAAGTGATGGTGATGCAGCAACCATTGCAGTAGGCTCAGTAACAACAGGGGCTGCAGGTTCTGCAGCAACAGTCACTAATGTAGGCTCATCGTCTGCAGCGACTTTTAACTTTAGTATTCCTCGAGGTGACACTGGAGCTACTGGTGCACAAGGGAGTCAAGGTATCCAAGGCGCAACAGGGGCAACTGGAGCTACTGGTGCACAAGGCATCCAAGGTATCCAAGGTGTTGCAGGGGCTGATGGAAGTGATGGAAGCACAACCTTTATAGGTTTAACCGATACACCATCATCATTTACAGCTAGTAAATTCTTAGCAGTAAATAGTGGCGGTACTGCTGTTGAATTAGTTGATGCGCCTAGTGGTGGTGGTGGTGGTAATGCTACAACCCTAGACAGCCTAGACAGCACCCAGTTTTTGCGTAGTGATGCGGCAGATACAAAGACCAGTGGAAATTTAAGATTTAACGATAGCGTGAAAGCAACATTTGGAACAACAGATGATGATTTACAAATATTCCACTCAGGTACAAACTCATTTATTCAAGATTTAGGAACAGGAAATCTTTATATTACGAGCAATGGTACGCAGATTTTATTAAGAAACACAGCAGATAACGAAGATTTAGCAAAGTTTATTAATGGTGGCGCAGTAGAACTATACCACGATTCAAATCTCAAGGTTTCAACTACTAGCACTGGAATGTCAGTCACAGGCACTTTACAAGCAGGGATATTTAAAACAGATGCAACCCCTAGTGCGAGTAGCATATTTAACACCTCTACTAATTTATATCCGCTTTTGATTTCAAGAGGTGACGATGAAACCCAAGTTTTGCAAATCGGTGTAGATGATGCACAAGTAATTTTTAATTCCTTGCAAGATGAGCAATATGGTGGATTTCTATTTACTTCTGAAGCTGACGGAGTTGGTACTAGAAACAGGCTTGTTATAGATAATGGTGATGGGGATATCTCTTTTTATAATAATACTGGCGCAAACAGAGACTTTTACTGGGATGCGACTAATTCTAGACTAGGAATTAACAATACTTCTCCATCAACTGCGCTTGATGTAAATGGTGACCTCACCCTTACCTCAACAGATGCTGGTGCTACAGAAAATCCTACTTTAGACCTTTACAGAAACAGTTCTTCACCAGCAGACCAAGACATTATTGGTCATATAAACTTCAGCGGTGAGAATGATGCTGATGAAAAGATAGTCTATGGTGAGATACAAACTAGAATAAGAGATATGACTGATGGCACAGAAAATGGTGCGATAGAAACCTACGTTGAAACAAATGGTAGTTTACAACTTTACTCAGTTCATCAAGATGGTGAATCTCAATTTTATAAAGATGTGCAAATAATAAGTAATGATGCTGGGTCTACAGAAAACCCAACTTTACAACTATACAGAAACAGTGCTAGTCCAGCCGTAAGTGACTTTGTTGGTACAATTATGTTTTCTGGTGAAAACGATGCTAACGAAAAACTACAGTATGCAGAAATACAAGCACAAATATCAGATGAGACAGATGGCACTGAGGATGGATCGTTATATCTACAAGTTAGAAACAATGGCTCTTTACTTTCTGCAGTAGCTATTTCAGGTGCTGCAAAAAGAGTAAATGTTGCCTCTGACTTTGATTTATTTTTACAAGAAGATGCAACAATTAGATTTGAGGGAGCTACGTCTAATGACTTTGAAACGACCCTCACTGTCACCGACCCCACAGCCGATAGAACCATTACCTTACCCGATGCCTCTGGCACTGTTCTTCTAAATACTGGCAATCAAAGCATTACTGGCGGTTTAACAACGACTGCGGCTGATGGGTCTGGGACACTTAATATTGTTAGTTCCGATAACAATACTAATTCGGGTAACAAGATTGCGTTTTTTGGTGCTGGTCGTACAGACACAGACGAAGAAATGGCTTTCATCAAACCACTTCTTACATCGAACAGTGGCGGGGCTGGTAACGTTCAAGACGGACACCTTACTTTCGGCACATTTGGTAATGAACGTATGCGCATAGCATCAGGCGGCAATGTTGGCATTGGGACGACTTTGCCCGATGGAAATATGCATATTTTTAACAGTTCCGCTGGAACAGTTACAGCCCCAACCGATGCTAATGAATTAGTACTGGAATCTGCCGCGAATGTTGGTATGTCGTTTTTAACAGCTAATAGTAGTATTGCACGAATTAAATTTGGTGACCCCGATGCGACTAATTCTGGTGTTATTGCTTACAACCACTCTGACGATTCACTACGTTTTAACGCCAACGGTGCAGAACGTATGCGCATCAACAGTAGTGGCAATGTTGGCATCGGTACAACCGCACCTGCCGATAAGCTACACATTTATAAAGGTGCTTCTGGCAAGTCAAGTTTCTCTTCTAACACTGCTATTCTTATTGAAGATAATGTGGCAGCAGCACTTCAGTTTGCAACACCCAACACCGTTAATCAACAAATCTTATTTTCTGACCCTGAAAGTAACACTTCAGGCAAAATTCAATATCAGCATAGCACTAATCTCATGACTTTTGATACAGACGGTGATGAAAGTATGCGGATAACTTCTGGTCATACAGTCGTAGGTAGGTCTGAAGGTGGCACTGCAAATCGCGTTAGTTTCACTCAAGGTTCTGCAAAGTCTTGGGTAACTTTTGACATGGATTCAAATAATGCAATCCTTGATGACTATAATGTTTCGAGTTTAACGGATAATGCAACAGGAAAAAACACCGTCAATATTGATAATAATATGAACAACGTAAATTATGGAATAACATTTGGGTTTGAAGATAATTCATCAAATGTTAATGCCGTAAAGCTACAAGAAGGTCAAATTCCTACTACTGGCGCATTTAAGGTACAAGGTGGTGCTTTTCAAAACGGTAGTACAAATACTCAGTTTGATATAAATCGTACTTATTGTGTAACCCACGGTAGGCAAGCATGATGGATTGGAGAAACACAAAACTCATAGATAGAATTGAATGGGCTAGTCAAAACCTAAAACCCTTCAAAACAGAATATTGTGTTGTCTATGAAGACATAGACATGGGTTGTTCCGCTGTACTATATCCTAGTTCTCACAAGATGGCGGCTTTGATGCATGGCGGGATACATCCACCTGCATGGGTAAAAATCAAACTAAAAGAAGATGAACAGCATCCTGATTTCGTAAGACACTCTGATTGGAATGGACACTTACTGCATGAGACAGAACCAATGCAAGCACTCACAGAAGAAGAAGCGATTGAACATTTGATTCAGACCGATATACCAAAATCCATATGGGAAACTTGGGATAAAGGCAACAGACCAAAGATGGTTATTTGTAGAAAAAACCAGTTACCACAATCAAGAGAGTGGCGCAACGCATGGAGATTGGCGGCATGACAGATGTAGAACCAACAACAATCATTATAGATAAGAATGATGCATCCATTGATGCTAGTACAGCAACTATACCTAGCGACAGACTATTCAGAGATGCTTGGGTTTTAAATGGCACAGTAATCACAGAAGATTTGGATGCGGCGAAGGACATATTTAGAAATAAAATACGTGAAGTAAGAACACCTTTGCTTGAAGCAGAAGATGTAGTCTACATGAAAGCATTGGAGGCTGATGATGCAACCGCAAAGGCGGCTTCAGTAACAAAGAAAAATGCACTAAGAGATGCACCTGCCGCACAAGCTATCACAGATGCAACAACAATAGATGAACTCAAAGCGGCTTGGAATGCAAGCTTACTTGGCACTAGCCCTTACGCATAAGGATTTCTGATGGATACACAAGCACAACTGGTAGCACACGAGCGTGAGTGTGCACTACGCTACGAGTATGTGCAGAATAAGCTAGAAGGTCTTGAAAAACGCATGTGGCGTTTAGAAGGGCTGATTATGGCAAGCACAATTACAGTAATAGGAGCAGCAATTATGGTGGTAACTCTTATTTTGTAAGGTGATGAATGATAGATCCGGTTTCTGCTTTTAGCGGTTTATGTGCAGCACATGCAACTATATCTAAAATATGCAAAATGGGATCAGATTTATCTAAGGCACAAGGTGCCATTATGCGATATGCCAATGCAGAGGCAGAGCTGACTGTAGGAGCTGCAAGAGCAAAGAAAAAGCGATTCGGCAACATCATGGATAATGCTTTGGAATCTCATTTTAGAGAAGAAGACCAAAAGCGCATGAAAGATGAGCTACGATCCATGTTTATGCTGTATGGCGCACCTGGTCAATGGGAACGCCTCCAAGCCACAATAGCCAGGGCAAGAGCTGAGAAAAAGAAAGAGCTAGAAGAGGCTCTTCATAAAAGAGACCTAATAATAAATATAAGTGTAGCAGCTGCCACAGTATCTGTTGGTGTAGTTTGTATTTACGTTTGGGTTATGTTTTTAAAAGGATGGTAGCATTGGAACCGGTAGTAATAATCGAATTGATAATACATGTCCTAGTCTTAGTTGGCGTATGGATAAACACCAGCATTAACATTGTGCATAGGATAAACAAGAAATGAACTTAGAAGCCATACGTAATCGTTTAGTATTAGAAGAAGGTCTCAAGCTAACCCCCTATAAATGTACAGCAAACAAGCTGACAATAGGCGTAGGTAGAAACATAGAAGACCGGGGAATATCTAACGAAACAGCTATGCAGATGCTTGATGAAGACATAGATATCATGGTCAACGAGCTGCGTCAGAATCTATCTTGGTTCGACAAGCAAAACGATGCGATCCAGGGTGTACTAATAGACCTATGTTTTAATATGGGCATTAGTCGGCTTCTGATGTTCGTACAGACGCTTAAGCTAATAGAGCAGGGTCATTATACTATGGCTGCTGACGAGCTTCTAGACAGCAAGTATGCTGCTATGCTGCCAGCTCGTAGTAAGCGCAATGCAGAAATACTAAGAGCACAGAGCTAATGTGGACAGCTCTTATATCACCAATTAGCCAGCTAGCCGGCAGCTTCATACAAGGGCAGGTAAGCAAGCAAGAGGCTAAGAGCAAGCTAGCCCTTACAGAAGCAGAAGCTAAAGCTGAGATCATGAAAACTGCAGCCACCCATGACAGCAAGTGGGAACTGATAATGGCTGAGTCTACCAAAGGCTCGTGGAAAGACGAGCTTGTTACAATAGTAGTGCTAGTGCCGGTGGTACTAGTCTTTATCCCTGGAATGGAGGAAGTAGTTAAAAATGGGTTCAACCGCCTTAGTGAGTTACCTGATTGGTATCAGTATCTTGTGTTTTTGGTATGCAGTGCTGCATTGGGTATTAAAGGCCTTGATAAGTTCAAAGGAAAGAAATGATGAGTGCAGCAACAATATTGGAATACAAACTAGTACCGAGGTTTATGATGCTCGTTATGACGTTTATGTACATAAGGACATTGGAGTGGTTCATGAGTATCCCCATGGATACCATCACACCAGAAGCAACCGCTCTTACAGCAACAGTCACTGGAGCTATGACCGGGGCTTTCGCAGTGTGGCTTAGTTCTGAAGGCAAAAAGTAACCTTCGGGTTACTTATGTTACCCCATATATACCGCTTTACTCTGTGTCCGAATCGTGGTACTCTAGGTCACCACTTGAAGGCGGCTGACTTCTAATCAGCAGGTTGGGGGTTCGAGTCCTCCCGGGATCACCATCTCCGACTGCCTTCAAGTTTCACATTGTAGAAAACTTGGAGAGTCAAAATGGGTTACTTTAAAACAATACAAACTGAGCGTCCAACCTCAATCAGCTGGAAGAACTGCAAGCTATTCAGAGCTGACTTTTATGATGCACGTTATCCCCTCTGTGGCACCCACCTTGTGTGGGCTGCCGTGGGGCATAAATGGGTCAGGATATTTAAGCCAATCCACAACACACGTTTTAAGATTCGCAGAAGCGAATGGGATGCAATTCGCACATGCGATATGGCAGCGGTTAATTCAAAGGGAGCAGCATAATGAATATCGAGACATTTTTAAATAAGTATGAAAACCGCATTTGGGAAGGCTGCACAGACAAGCACCGGATTGAGGCAGTCAATAGAGTACGTCAGCTCATCAGCGTTAATGGCGACATGCCATACGAGCGTCTATCTGTAGACCATGTATACAAGCTGCTCGACAAGCTTAGACGTGCTAACTTTAGTGAGGCTACAGTTAATCGCTATATAGCTGCTATCTCTGCGTTCATGAAATACGCCAGGTCGATTGGTTTCAGCACCAAGCGATTTGACATCAAGACAAGCAAAGAAAAGTCACGCATTAGATTCTTTAGCCCACAAGAGCTAGCTGGCATCGATGCATTCTCAAAGCTTAACTATGTGCCAGCTTGGTTTGGTCATATGTGTACTGTTGCCCGGTACACAGGGATGAGGCATGGCGAAGTGCTGCGCTTGTTCACTATGGATAAGGTAGAGCTTAACCATGATGAGGCAGATGGTACGCTGTGGATCACCCTTTTTGATACCAAGAATGGTGACGACAGACACATACCGGTAGCTGCTCCAGCTGCAATAAAATCTGCATTGAGCTTGCAAAACCACAAATACAATGAAAAGCTGTTCAGAAGGCTTTGGGATGAAATGCGTCACAAAGTTGGCGAAAGAGACCCACAGTTTCTGTTCCATGTGTTTAGACATTCAGCAGCAAGTACAATGGCGAATGAGTTAAATCTTAACGTGGTGATAGTGGGTCAGTGGTTAGGCCATAGAAGCATGGAGACTACCAAGAAATACATCCATGCGAAGAGAAACACACTAGGATCAGTAGCCCAACAGATGGCGAGGGCTGGTTAAATGGAAGGAATGAGCCAGATGAATAATATGAAAAAGGAAGAGATTTTAATTGGTATTCACGATAGACAGCCAGAGGATTATGTTGCTGGTATGACTATGCCACCCGGCATACCTTTGCAGGGCAATTTAAATGCGTGGAACGATTACTGCGAGACGTTAGCTTATATGCAATTAGGTGCCAATAATGATGAAAATTACGACAGCAAATATAAAAAATGTATCGGTTATTTTAAGTCAAGTTATCAAAAAATGAACATAATGCGTCTTCTGTATTTACAACAAAGTGTTCACAGTGAATACACGAAATCGTTTATTTGTAAGCGATTAGATTTAAGCAGAGGGTTTGTGCATAAAGTGGTTGAGGACGCTGTAGCAGAGGGCTGGGTAATATCTGATGCAAAGTCTGTAAGGCTTTCGCAGCATGGGATTGAGGCGTTTCGACACTATGCTATGAGATGGTGGCTAGCTAATGAAAACAGTGGATTATCCGGGCAGTATTTTAGAGTCTGGCATTCAAGAAATGCTGTATTCGTTAAAGACAAAATTCGTAATCAGTATTTACAAAACGTGGGCGGAGCGATTTGACATAAGCCACACATGAGATAAATTACCCTCTTAACTTTAAGGGGGTTTTTTATGTTCTATTATCAACAGGCTTGGAGCCAAATATACACCAAAATACTTATGTTACCCCATGGAAACTACTTGTAGTCAAAAAGGGGGTACATATGAGTAAGCTACGTGCAACTACTTTGCATGAGTTACAACGTGAGAGACAGATGATGTCTGACGGTCACGACAGATTCATGAAGAGACAATCAGAGACTAAGGATCTAACTTTAGACAAAGCACACTTTCAGTTACTGGAAGCTGCATTACCTAAAGTGACTAAAGCAATACAAGAGAGGTTAGCAGCTGCTGCTCAACCTTGCAGCCATAGACCCTATAGTTGGCTACCGGACGTACAGAACATAGACCCGGAGTTACTAGCGTACTTGGCACTTGTGGTATGTATGAAGACTGTATCAGACTCGCAGACACGCACAAGCTGCTTGAGACTCATAGGTGCTCGAATCGAAATGGAGAACTTTAGTCTAGACCTACAGAATCACGACAAGAAGCTACACAAAGAGCTTACAGACACTGTTCGACATACATACAGTAATGTAGACCTGCGTAATAAGGCAGTCATAGATGCTGCACGTAGGAAGGGCTTTGGTGTTACTCTGTGGGATGAAGAAAGAAAGATCAAAGCAGCTGCACCTATCTTATCCTCTGTACTTGAAGCCAGCCAGATGTTTGAGGTATGGACTAGGCACTCTGAGGGTAAGACCAGGTACCTTATGGGAATTACAGAAGAAGCTAGCCATTTAATTGCCAACATAAACTATGACATCTCTTGGAATAATCCTGTATGTTCACCCATGGTCACTGAGCCATTAGCGTGGACTTGTGACAACCTCACTCCGTATTTAGACCCAGCGATGACTGTAATTACACCATTGATCCGCCATGCATCTGGTAAGCAAAAGCGCATGATGTACAAAGCAATTCGTACAGGGCGTATGCAGCCAGCCTTGGATGCGCTCAATGCAATCCAAAGAACAAAGTACACCATTAACCGGTACGTACTCGAGGCAGCTAAGTGGGCTTGGAAAAACAATAAGGCTGCAGGTGATACGTTCCCTTCTCAGGTAAAAATAGACTTACCCAAGCCACCAGCGAAGACTGCAGAACCAAAGAAGTTCATTGAGTGGCGTTCAGCTATGCAGCAAGCAACACTCATCAATCGTGAGGTAGATGCAGCACGTAGCTTAATAGCAACAGACTTTAAAACTGCAGAGGAGCTGGACAACTACGAGCACTTCTTTTTACCTCAGTCCTTTGACTCCCGGGGTCGTATCTATCCCATTAGCCACTTTAGTACTCACAGAGCTGACTACGTTAAGTCTCTATTCCTACTTGCTGACCAAAAGAAGATAGGTGAGCGAGGGGCATACTGGATAGCTGTACAAGTAGCAAATACCGGAGACTTCAATAAGCTCAGTAAGGAATCATTTGATGACCGTATTGCGTGGGTCATGGACAATGCAGAGCGTATTGCAGAAATAGGCAACGACTTCGAGGGCACCCACAGCGGCACTGAGCCTGGTGAAATCTATTGGTCAGATGCCGATAAGCCTTTCGCATTCCTGGCAGCATGCCGTGAGTTTTATGGATTCTGGGTTGAGGGTACAAACTATAAGTCTGGGCTGCCAATAAACCTGGACGGAAGTAACTCAGGTATTCAACACTATTCAGCAGCTAGCCTTACAGAAACTGATGGAGCATTGGTTAACTTGGTGCCTTCAAAGAAACCCCAGGACATATACCAGACTGTAGCTGACCAGGTTATTAAGTATCTCGAGCAGCACATAGAAGAACACGCAAGTCACCACGAGTGGCTGGACTTTGGTATTACACGCAAAATCGTAAAGCGCAATGTGATGACATATGGTTACAGCAGCAAGACTTTTGGGTTTAGTGAACAGCTGATGGAAGACTTGATGGAAGGTCTAACCAAGGACGTTAAGATAGGCCGGTTAGAAGAGCATCCTTTCAGCAATCCGCAAGCAGCTGCTAACGCATTAGCCAAAGTGAATTGGACTGTAATTAACCAGGTAATTGTAGGGGCAAGCAATGGTATGCGGTATTGGCAAGCATTAGCAACAGCCGCTGCTAAAAATAATAAAACTATGAGCTGGTACACACCTCTAGGGTTCCCGGTTGATAACAGCTACTATAAGAACAAGTCTAAGCGATTACGTATTTATATGTATGACCGGGAGACAGATTCTCAAATAGCCAGTACCATGCGTTTGAACAAGGATGACCCGGCATCAATAGACATACGTAAGTGTGCAGCTGCAATATCACCTAACATGATCCACAGTTTAGATAGTAGCCACTTGATGGATACAGTACTCAGAAGCTTACAAGTGAATATCAGAAGCTTTGTGCTAATACATGATTCATTTGGTACGCTGCCAGCTGACACGGACAAGCTATTCAAGACAATCAGAGAGTCATTCATAGCACTGTACAAAGACAGGTGTGTCTATACAGAAATGAGTAAGCAGCAGCTTATTGATAATGACAATCTACCGGACATTCCAGAAAAGGGTAACTTAGTCCTCGAAGACATAATGGATAGCGATTATTGCTTCGCATAGGACTTATGTTACCCCACGGAAACTACTCACATTGCTAACCCTTCACTAATTGCAAAAGGAATAAGCAATGCACCCAAGAGAAAGGGTGTTAGAGACCATCCGTTTACATGAAAACAAGGATTTGGCTCTGCCAGTAGACATACATGCCCAGGCTGTACGCTTGGGTATTATTACTGGTCATCACCCACAACAACAAACTATCCAACAAGGAGAATCTAAGGATGGCACAAAAGACAAGCTTTATAACCTTCAAAGGACACGCAGTATATCCCTGGTTGAATAAACCAGACACTGAGTATAATTCAGATGGTGTCTATAAAACTGGACTAAGAGTACCTGGCGACCAGATACTACAGTTAATTAAGGATGTGGAAGAAGTTGCACAAAATGAATTTGGCAGCAAAGCCACCAAGGCACGTATGCCCTGGAAGATTGATCAGGACACTGGGGAATATATCCTAAATGCTAAGTCCAAGTATCAACCTAAAGTCTATGATGCTGAAGGTCAGGTGATACCACCTGAGAAACTACCTCAGATCTGGGGTGGTTCAGTTTTAAGGCTGGGTGGTAACATCAATGCTTACAATGCTGCCGGTAATATGGGCGTATCTCTGCAGCTTAACAAAGTACAAATAGTTGAGCTTTCAGAATTGACTCGTAATGATGACGGCACCGGGTTTGAGGCTGTAGATGGTGGTGGTTTTACACTCGCGTCTGTAGTCGATAATGACAATGTTAAAGAACAAACAGAAGAAGCCTTCGCAGGCGACTTCTAGAGGTATCAAACACGGATACCGTTCTGGCCTTGAGGTTAGCACTTCTAAGCACCTCGAATCTGAGGGTCTAGAGGTACTCTACGAAACAGACCGTATCGCGTTTGTTTACCCAGCACGAAAAGCACACTATACCCCGGATTTCAAGCTGCCTAAACCAGGCGGCTTTTTTTATGTCGAGACTAAGGGCAGGTGGCTCACACAAGATAGGCACAAGCATTTGCTTATCAGAGAGCAGCTGCCCCACCTCGACATCCGGTTAGTGTTCAGCAATGCGAATGCCAAGCTCTACAAGGGTTCTCCAACTACTTACGCAGCCTATTGTGAAAAGCATGGCATTCCATACGCACACAAAGTCATTCCACAAGAATGGCTAGAGGAGAGCAAATATGCCAACAGAATGGATAAGGGAGCAGCCCACCCCAGCTGAGTTAGACGAAGGTAGATTCATACGTCACACCAATTGTAATGACTGTGGATCGTCTGACGCAAAAGCGATTTATGACAATGGAGATAGAGGATATGCCACGTACTGTTTCAGCTGCACCAACTTCGAGACGGAACTATCTAGCGAAACAGCTGCAGCAAAACCAATTCCGGCAAAGGCGAGTCCAAAGCAAAAAGATTTACTCAAGGGAGAAGTCAGACAAATATCTTCTAGAGGACTGAGCCAGGACACCTGCCAAAAGTACAAATATGAAGTAGCCATGCACAACGGTGAGCCGGTGCAGGTAGCAAACTATTACAACACAACAGGCCAGCTCGTAGCACAAAAGGTACGCAGCAAAGACAAGAGCTTCAAGATACTAGGTGACGGTAAGAAGCTACCACTGTTTGGCAGCCAAAGGTGGGCATCAGGTGATCGCATAGTAATTACAGAAGGCGAAATAGACTGTCTCAGCATTGCACAAGTGATGCCTAAGACACCTATAGTAAGCCTACCACAAGGTGCCCAGGGAGCTGTAAAGGCTATTAAAGATAACTGGGATTATGTGGCACAGTTTAAAGAAGTCATATTATGTTTTGATATGGATGACCCAGGGCGTGAGGCTGCCCAGGCTGTTAGTGAGCTGCTGCCGATTGGTACAGCTAAGATAGCACATTTACCACTTAAAGACGCTAACGAGTGTCTCATACAAGGAAAGCAAAAAGATATCGTCTCAGCGATCTTCGAGGCCAAGACTTATAGGCCGGATGGGATCGTAGCTGCAGCCGATATCAGACAGGCTCTCAGTGTGGTCGATGCAGCTTCTGCCATTAGCTACCCATACGACAGGCTAAATGAAATAACACTTGGTTTGCGTAAAGGTGAGCTGGTCACTGTCACTGCCGGTTCTGGTATCGGCAAGTCAACGCTGGTGCGTGAGCTGGCCTATCACCTACACACAGGCGGCAACAAAGTAGGCATGATAATGCTTGAAGAAAGCAACAAGCGCACTGTTTTGGGTATGCTTGGTATTCACCTTAACAAAAACATTACAGTAGACCGCAGCTTAGTAGAAGAAGCCGACTTATATAATGCCTTCGATGAGGTCTTTGCTAATACACCGCTGTATATGTATGACCACTTCGGTAGCACAGAGGTCGAGACCATTCTGCAGCGCATCCGTTACATGGTTAAAGCGTTGGACGTTGAGTGGATCATACTAGACCACATCAGCATTCTTATATCTGGCTTGGCTGTTGCAGACGAAAGAAAAGCAATCGACATAGCCATGACAGCACTACGCACACTCATTAGTGAGCTGGGCATAGGCATGATTATGGTTAGCCATTTAAAACGACCAGAGGGCAATGCTGGTCATGAAGACGGTCAGAAGGTACGCCTAGGACAACTCCGGGGCAGCCATTCTATCGCACAGTTATCAGACATCTGTATTGGACTACAGGTAGACCCGGATGAGCCAGACGGTGACTCGAGGCTGCTGCAGGTACTCAAGAACAGATTTACTGGTGAGACAGGCTTCGCTGGGAGAGTGAAGTACAGTCGTGACAGCGGCAGGCTTTTGTCTGTTGCAGACACTTTTTAAAAACATAAACCAATAGGAGAGCAGCATGTTTCACAATGTTGAGCGTGAAACCTACCGGTATGTCCAAAGGAGAGAGGACAATAACAAAGGCAGGCAGCGCAAATACCTAGAGCTAATGTGTGAGTACAACCAGCTAGAACCTCACGAGGCACACGACATCAGAGAACTAGCAACCCATGAGAAAGCACCAAATGATGCGGTGTTTAGGACAGGGGGCAATATTAACGGCAAATGGTCACCTGGTCGGTGGATTTGCATGTGGGAGCTATCCCCTGTCAACGACTTTGTAATTTGGTCACACAAAAGAATAATCGAGGAGAGCAAAGATTATGAACAACGTAAATCTATTAGAGCAAAACAAGGAACGAGAAAACTGGCAGCAATCTAATTTATTCCAGCGTATCGTATTCGACATAGAAACTAACGGTTTAGATCCAGACGTTATCCATTGCATGGTCATAAAGTGTCTGGACAGCCATAGAATTAAGAAATTTACACAAGAAAACATGCAGGTAGGTTTGGATTACTTATCTGCAGCTAGAAATATTATTGGGCACAACATAATAGCCTACGATATTCCCAGTCTCCAAAAAGTCTACCCGGGCTTCCATGTGGAGCCATCAGCAACCGTGGACACGCTAGTGCTCTCCCGGCTAATCCATGCTGACCTGATGCAAGAAGATTATGAGCAGCGATTCAGTAGCAGTTTGAACCTCCCAAAAAAGCTAATGGGTTCGCACTCGCTTGGTGCCTGGGGCATCAGGTTAAATCTTCATAAGGGTGACTATGATGGGGGCTGGGATACTTTCAGCCAAGAAATGTTAGATTATTGTGAGCAAGATGTATTCGTAAACGAGGCGTTGTACGCTAAGTTTAATGGTAATGAGAAGAATAACTTTTATCATGCGTCTCGTTCCTTTGCTAACAAGCTTGCATGGGTTTGCAATAGAGTAGGTAAGTTTGGTTGGTATTTTGATAAACCAGCTTCTTACAAGCTATATGGTGAGCTTGCTTACGAGCGATCAGAACTAGAGATTGAGCTGCATAGTTTATTTCCTAACTGGAATGTCGAGGAAATATTTATACCCAAAGTAAACAACAGCAAGCTGGGTTACGTGAAGGGTGAGCCTTTTATTAAAGTCAAAGAGGTACAGTTTAATCCTAACAGTAGAAGACACATCGAGCACTGCCTTCGATCTAAGTATGATTGGCAGCCTAAGTTATTAACGGCTGGTGGTCATGCACAGATAGATGAATCTGTCCTGGACGAGCTACCATATCCAGAAGCAAAAAAGCTAGCTAAATTCTTTATGCTGCAGAAAAGACTTGGTCAGCTGGCTGAGGGTAAGCAAGCTTGGATCAATCTCGTTGGTGCTGATAGCAAGCTGCATCACACAATTATACCCCAAGGTACTGTAACGCACAGAGCTGCACATCGTAGCCCCAACTTAGCCCAGGTACCTGCTACCCGGCTGCCATGGGGCAAGAAATGCCGAAAGTTGTTTACTGTACGTGATGGTTATAGGTTGCTAGGTGCCGATTTATCTGGGTTAGAACTTCGTTGCCTAGCACACTATTTGGATGACCCAGAGTACACTCAAGAGCTGCTGGAAGGCGATATACATACCGCCAACATGAAGGCTGCAGGTCTTAAAACTAGAGACCAGGCAAAGACCTTTATATATGCGTTTCTGTATGGAGCTGGGGCTGCAAAGATTGGTGAAGTTGCTGATGGTGGAGCTGCAGAAGGTAAGCAGCTGCTCGATAGGTTCAATGAGAACATGCCAGGCATTAGACGGTTACGTAAAGCAGTAGAAGAGGCTGCAGAGCGTGGCTTTTTGTATGGGCTAGATGGCAGGCAGATAAAGATAAGAGCCAAGCACAAAGCCCTCAACACGCTTTTACAAGGGGCTGGAGCCACTATCTGTGGCACCTGGTTAATCAAGATACAAGAAGAGTTAGACAATCAGCAGCTGGACGCAAACATCTGTGCCTGGGTGCACGATGAAGTGCAGATAGAGGTCAGAGAAAAGGATATAGAACATGTCGGTAATATCGTTCGAGAATGCGCGAAAGCAGCTGGAGAATCGTGGCTCATTAAAATCCCAATCGCTGCAGAATACACAAGCGGAAAAACCTGGGCAGACACTCATTGACGAAGAGCTGGACAGAATAGCAGAAAACACCGGCAGAATGTTCAACGTCATACTTAAGGCACTAGAGAAAGGCTTTAAGTGCAAAGGACAGTTCGCAAGGGAAAATGCAATCTTTGTAGCAGCTGCTGCCCAGATTGGAACAATCACAACACAATTTGATGACACAAACTTTGGTGACACCTGGTGGTGTACAGAGGATGGTCTCGATTGGCTTAAGGAGATGACAGAATATGCAGAAGAATACTTTAAAGATTCTGATTGATGCAGACATATATGCATATCGAAGCTGCTCTGCAGCGGAAGAAGAGACAGACTGGGGCGATGATATATGGTCACTAAGTACTGACCTTAAAGTTGCAAAAGATATATTTGCACACGAGATCGATAAGTGCATAGAAACACTTGGCAGCAGTGACGTACTGTTGTGCTTTACTAGCGGCACAAACTTCCGCAAGACAATCAACCACACATATAAATCAGGCCGTAAGAAAACACGTAAACCTGTAGGCTATGTAGCTTTGATAGACTGGTGTAAAGAACAGTACAACACGTTCAGCAAGCCAGGTCTCGAGGCAGATGATTGCCTTGGTATTTTAGCTACAAATCCTGGCAATGTAGGCAAGTGTATAATCGTCAGTGACGATAAAGACCTAAAAACAATCCCAGGCAAGCTATACAGACCTACCCAGGATGAGCGTCTTGAGGTGTCTGAAAAGGATGCTGACAAGTGGTTTTATACTCAATGTCTGACTGGCGATAGCACTGACGGCTATCCGGGCTGCCCTGGCATAGGCACAGTTAAAGCAGATAAGCTGCTAGCTGGTAGGCCAGCCTGGAGTGTAGTCGAGCAGGCTTTCATTAAGGCAGGTAAGACTAAAGACGATGCACTTATGCAAGCTCGTATGGCTCGTATTCTCAGGCACTCTGACTGGGACGCAGACAAGCAGCAGCCAATACTATGGAGACCTGCCGCATGAAACATGAAGAGTACATGAAAGAGCTAGCCAAGCAAGCTAACAAACAGTCCGACAATGTAGTTGTCCGTCCGTCACATTATGAGCGATGGGAAGCGATAGAGCCTATCTGTTTCATCATGCTTAACCACGTAGAGTTTTGGCGTGGCAACGTAGTCAAATACGTGATGAGAGCCGGTGCCAAAGACTATGACGGCATGAATGCAAAAGACAGTGAAATACAGGATCTGCAGAAAGCCATGCGCTACTGCCAGATGCGAATTAATCAAATTGAAGGGAAACAACCAAATGCTGAGTAACCACCTACCAACCGACTATCAGTCATTCATACACAAGTCACGCTATGCAAGGTGGTTAGACAATGAAGGCCGGAGAGAGACCTGGGCAGAGACAGTAGCCAGATACTTCGACTACATGACTGCACATCTCAAAGACAAGCATGACTTCCATGTGTTCAAAGAGCAGCGCGAAGAACTGGAAGAGGCTGTACTAAACCTGGACATAATGCCTAGCATGAGGGCTGTTATGACGGCTGGAGCAGCCTTAGACCGCAATCATGTAGCAGCATATAATTGCAGCTATATACCTATAGATGACCCTCGTGCCTTCGATGAGCTGCTATACGTGCTCATGTGTGGCACTGGTGTTGGGTTCAGCGTTGAGCGTAACAATGTAGATGAGCTGCCTATCGTGCCTAGCATGATGGAAAACGATTACGGGATAATACTTGTTCAAGACAGTAAAGAAGGCTGGGCTTTTGCTTACCGGGAACTGTTGTATTATTTATATCAAGGGCTAGTGCCCTCTTGGGATTTAAGCTTGGTAAGACCAGCTGGTGCCAGGCTAAAGACCTTTGGCGGTAGAGCATCCGGAGCTAAACCATTAGATGACCTATTTAAGTTTACTGTTGATACATTCTTGAAGGCTGCAGGCAGACGTTTGTATCCTATCGAGGTGCATGATATCTGCTGCAAGATTGGCGAAGTAGTGGTCGTTGGCGGTGTAAGGCGTTCAGCTCTTATCTCTCTGTCTAATCTCAATGACGACCAGATGCGACATGCTAAAGTGGGTGATTGGTGGAACACTGCAACCCAGCGCAGCATGGCAAACAACAGTGCCACATATAAACATAAGCCTGACATGGAGACGTTCTTACGTGAATGGGTTGCTCTGGTTGAATCTAAGTCCGGTGAGCGTGGCATGTTTAACCGCGAGGCAGCCAAGCTTAAAGCAGCTGAGAATGGCAGAAGAGAATCTGGATATGACTTTGGCACAAACCCATGCAGCGAGATAATCTTAAGACCCTACCAGTTCTGTAACCTGACTGAGGTAGTAGTACGCAGCAGCGACAGCATACAAGACCTTAAGCGCAAGGTACGCCTGGCAACTACACTAGGCACCTGGCAGTCAACACTGACAGACTTCAAGTACCTACGCAGCGTATGGAAGCATAACACTGAAGCAGAGAGACTGCTTGGTGTATCTCTCACCGGTATCATGGACAATGAGATACTGTCCGGGCGTTCTGTTACTTACGGTAAGAACATCGAGGGCATCCTGACTGAGCTGAAAGATGCAGCTGTAGATGTTAATGCAGTACTGGCAGATGCTATTGGTATTCCCCGGTCAGCTGCTATCACATGTATCAAACCAAGTGGTACTGTAAGCCAGCTGGTTAACTCAGCTAGCGGCATACATGCAAGGCACAGCCAATACTATATACGTACAGTCAGAGGCGACAACAAAGACCCACTAACGATGTTCCTAAAAGACCAAGGCATACCAGCAGAGCCTGATGTAATGAAGCCAGACAACGTGACGGTCTTTAGCTTCCCTATCAAGAGCGATGGCAACTGCGTAACTCGTAACGACATGACTGCCCTTGAACAGTTGGACATGTGGATGCTGTATGCCAAGCATTGGTGTGAGCATAAGCCCTCAGTAACTATCAGTGTACGTGATAGTGAGTGGCTAGCTGTTGGCAGCTGGGTGTGGGATAACTTCGACATGTGCAGTGGCATCAGCTTCCTGCCTCACAGTGAGCACACCTATCAGCAAGCACCATACCAGGAGTGCGATGTAACCATGTACAATGAGATGCTAGAGACAATGCCACCGTCTATCAACTGGGCAAGCTTGCAAGCATACGAACAAGACGACAACACAACTGGTAGCCAGGAGTTATCATGTGCTGCTGGTGTGTGTGAGGTGGTAGACATTGCATCTTAAGGTCAAATACATCAAGTCAGGCCAGGGCTTAGACCCTGGCTGGCATGAGCTGCCCTTAATGGGGCACCATGGAGCCAGTGGTCATGCTATAGCAGTACATAAGATAGATGGTGAGACACACGAGATGCCAGTCAAAAGTGAAGGCTATCCTCGTGTATCTCATAATTACTTATGTTACCCCATAAGAGAAACTTAAGTTATCAATGGTCAATACCACAGATAACTAACAGCTCCAACAGATACATAAGCCTAATGATTGGTCAGCATCAGTCAGCAATGAGTTACTATGAGTGACTATGAGTGACTATGAGTTCATAGGTGTCTTAGGTTCCGATTTGTATTCAAAAGAAAACACCTGATCCAATCAATGATCAGACTAATGTCCTAATGTCAATCAGATGTGTGTCTGTTTGATTTGCTGATGATGTATCAGCTGCCATAAGTACGTAACGATTACAGTTAGTTAGCATGTTGTGCTGCTGCAGCTGGTACCATCTCCCAAGATTCTGACCCCCATGGGTTAATTCTGATGTCGATTTCAAAAAGACGACAAAAGGGTTGCTTGTTGTTGTTGTCGTCAGGCCTTTTCAATGAGAGTGACCAAATGCCACAAAAGACACAAAAGACACAAAAGACACCCATAGACCAAAAGACCCCCGGGGTAGGACAGTACGTATCCCTAATCCAACAGTTATCCAGAGACCCGGCAGCTGACGAGTGTTACACCCCCAGTGCCCAGGTACTCCCACTGCTCCAGTACCTAGACCCAGGTCTCACGTACTATGAGGCCACTAGCGGTATCAGCAGCCAGCTAATAGACGGCTTTAGATCCAATGGCTATCAAATGGTTGGCAGTGGTTCCAAAGATTTCTTTGATTGTACAGCAGCTGATGTGTATGACGGCATAGTGACCAATCCACCGTACTCACTTAAAGACGACTTCCTGGCACATTGTTATGCATTGGGTAAACCATTTGCACTGTTTCTGCCGGTCGCTAGTTTCCAGGGTTCCAGGAGAGGCAGTATGTTCATGAAGCATGGCATATCGGCTCTTGTGTACAACAACAGGGTAGACTTTACCGGCAAGGGGTCTCCACCATTTGGCAACGCC